AGTTGTTTACGTTGTTCTTTGCTTCTGTAGTAAGGGTTGTACTTTACTTCATCTGCCCCCGTCTTACACAGTTTAGCATTTACTTCTGCTAACAGTTCTGTTCTACCATTAGTGAATCTTTGTTTCATAATCATAGGACTAACATTTAACTCTTGTTTCAGCGTATCATCTATTTCTTTACGCAGAATGTAGTTGCCACTCTTATTATTATCAAACACATACTTTACTACAGCATCTACTACCATCTGCTTAGTAATGTCGGGTTTAGCACGACTATTCTTCATACCCGATTGCAGTATGGACCTACGATTACTTAAATCTTTCATTTCCTCATCCGAATACTTTTCAGTAGTATTACCACCATCGCCACCGTGCGTCATATTGTAGCCATTCTTAAATGTATCAAACTTCTTAACATAATAACGCTCTTTACTCTTTGCCGCTTGCTTAGTAGTAGTTTCGCATAACTGTTCAGATACTATGTTCTCTACACCATATTTACGAATGGCACGATAGAAATGTCTATCTGAACCATCTAATGCTTCTTCGATATGTTCTTCTAATCTTTCGATCATAGACTTCTTAGTGTAGCCCACATACTTCTTACCATTTAGTGTATGACAATAAACAATGTATTTCATAATAATCTCCTACACTTATTTATTACTGAAATACTATTGCCTACAGTTTACAAGCCTCACATTCGGATTCATCATCAAAATCAACTTCCTCTAACTTAGTTTCTTCAGCATCTTGTCCTTTACTACCCTGTTTGTTTATGAGTGAGTAATACAGAGATTTAAGACCAAACTTATGAGCTAACATTAAATTCTTGGCAATCAATGTAGTAGGTACTTTTCTGTCAGAGAAATGAGCGGGGTTATAGAAAGTATTTGTACTCAAACTTTGATCCGTGTATGCCGCAATAACAGCCGCGGTTTTAAGATAATCGATACAATCTTTTTGATCCCACATAAGCTGATACTTCGATTTTAACTTATTGTATTCTGGAGCGACCTGAATCAACGACCCTGCTTTTGACTCTTTAACTGTAATAAGACTCATAGGCATTTCGATCCCGTTAGTTGAGTTGATTACTACGCTACTTGATTCTACAGGTGCTACAGCCATAACAGTAGCATTACGAACGCCATATTGTTTCATTTGCTCACGCAAAGATTCCCAATCAAGCTCAGGGGCAAAGTTTGTAAGTTCATTTACTCCTGCGGCTCTTAATTCCCACGGGAATGTTCCTTGCCCGTATCGTGTTTTTTCTGAGTGTAAGCAGGCTCCTCGCTCCTTAGCAAGTTCCACAGTAGCTTCTGTTAAGTAATACGCTTGGTGTTCTGTCCAAGTTTTAACTTCGGCTAATGCTTCTGGGCTTCCGTATTTTAGTCCGCGTTTAGCGTGCCAATAGGCTAAGTTAGTAATGCCAATACCGATAGGGCGAATTTCATCGTTACTTAACTTACTTTGGATAGACAAGAAGTCTTGATAATCAAGGATATTATTAAGTGATCTTAATAAGATTCTGTTAGCTCTACGCATATCTTCTGGATTGCGGAATGCTCCCCAGTTTAGCGATCCTAAGGTACACAAAGCGATTCTGCCCTCATCGTCGTCTAAGCGTTTAAAGCTCTTAGTCGGCAAAAGAATTTCCATACAGAGGTTTGACTGATAGATCGTGTGATACTCAGGATCAAATGGACCTTGATTCATTACATTATCAATAAACACAAGATAGATGCGGCCGGTGTCTGTGCGTTCTTTGAGTATGCCGCCTTTGAATACATCCTCTGCTGCCATGGTCTTAGTACGCAAGTCCTTACGCTTTTCATACTTGACGTACAATTGTTCAAAACGTTCTGTGTCGTTATAAAATGCTTCATACAAGTCAGGAACTTCGTTAGGATCAAAGAATGTAATTGATTCTTTGTTTTTAAAACGTCGCCAGAACAAGGCATTGAGCACAACGCCATAGTCCATAAATCTTACCCTTGTCTCCTCAGTTCCTTGATTATTTTTGAGTACGATAAGATCATCAAACTGATAGTGCCAAATAGGATAAAAAACTGTCGCACTCGCATTACGGATACCTCCCTGACTACAACTTCTTAAATCTCCAAACCATTTCTTTAAAAATGGTATCATACCTGTGTGCATAACTTCGCCGCCGCGAATAGGAGCACCAAGTGGGCGTAGGCGACCAATCTCCAACCCAATGCCGGCACGTTTGGCCGCATACTTGGCCATCATTTCTCCTGAGGCAAAAATACTATCCAGATTGTCATCACTACGTATAAGCACACAACTACTAAATTGCTTTGTTGGTGTTCCCAGTCCAGCCAGAACAGGAGTCGCAAGAGTAAACAGGCCATCACTAGCACAGTTATAATACTCTTTGATGTAACGCATACGGGCGGCATTAGGCTCTTCTTTATGGAACACAGTCGCGGCTGCAATGATATAACGAATTTGGGGAGTTTCATATATTTCCTTTGTGGCACGATTGCGTACCAAATACTTTTCAATCAGTTGTTCAATCGCGGCGTAAGAATATAATTCATCTTTGTCATGGTCCAGCATGTCATTCATCCGGTTCCAATCTTCCTCTGAGTACCACTCAAGAAGTTCTGAGGTATAAAGACCTGTGGCTACATTCTTTTTAACAATTTCGTAAAGGTGTGGGACTTCATAGTCACCGTAGACATCTTTGCGCAACATTGATAAGCGTTGCTTGCCAGCTACGTATTGATAATTAGTATGTCCAACATCAGGATTTGATTCTATATCAATGAGATCCACAATAGCTCTAAGAGTAATGCCATCAATCTCTTGTGTGGTAATGCCATCATAAAAATGTAACTGTGCTTTGATCTCAATCATACTCTGACTAACATCAGCAATGCCTTGACATACCTTAGCGACCTGTGCTTGCCACTTGTCAATCTGTAGTGGTTCTTTTACTCCGCTTCTTTTAACTACTGTAATCTGCGTCATCTAACTCTCGTTCTGTTTTAATTTTTACTGCTATTTAATTTGGTATTGCTTTAACTGCCGGCGGATTTTCACTTCTTGGTAGGTATTTACGACAGAGTCTGGGCTCCAATTAAGTATATATTTTTCTTTTGCTACCTGGACTAAATTATCACCTGTTTCGGTTAAAACCAGCTCTGCATCCACCATATCAGCACGGTCCAGCATACTTATAGTATACAGGATTCCAAGCCCGCGAGCAAGATCACAATAGACATTATCGCTCAAAAGTTGCCAAGGATCTGGCCATTTTGGTTGATCATCCCAATGTAGGTAGTACGGGCGCCACGGGCTATTAAACCACCACGTGTTAACGGCAGTTAATGCGGATTCTAAAGAAAGAGTTTGACATTGATCCCGTAGCTGGGTCCAGCTAGCCAGCCTAACATCAAAAGTTTGAGGCCACATCAGGCTGAAATTGTAATTACGTATTTTAGTTGAGCATCAAACCCGGTGTTAGTGCTGATATATTGTATTTGAATTTGGCCAGCCAAATAGTTTGCAGTTAATGTGATACCGGTGCTGGCACTTTGTATCAAAGTGTCAGTAAACTGTAACGGGTTCGCTGTGCCGGCTACCATAATTGTGCCTGTACGGTAAGTATTATTTCTAATAATAACGTAAGATAATGTTGCGGCTTTAGTGTCAAGAGTAAATGCGGTGGTTGCCGAAGCTGTATTATTAGTCAATGTAACTACCATTGGAGACGGCACTGGAATTACGCTAAATTCAGTAAGAATTTCGGTGTTGCCTATAACCGGTGCACCATCTGCTAGTGTACCATTCCCGATGAATAGTTGACGTGTGTCTGTTGACCAGCCTAATTCTGCACCAGCTAGTTGTGGTAAATTTTCTGCCAACCCTTTACGGTTAGTTATTTGGGATATTTGTACAATGGCCAATTTGATCTTCCTTGAAATCTATCCAGTATTTAGCTGGCTTAGGCTTGTAGGTAGTACTGCTCTAAACGGCGCCACCACTGGTCTGCCCAGTAGTCAAA